AGGACTTCTTTATCTACATTACCCCAAAACTCAAGAACTTCATAACGCTCTGTTCTAGTTTCTTGAGCATCATCTTCCATAACTTGTTCCCACCACTCTTTAGTATAGGACTCACCAAGTTTAATTGAATTATCAATAGCATTGGCACGGAAGAAAGGTCGGCGTTTAAGTGCACGTAGTTGTGAACGAGACATTTTATGGCGTTCTACAACATACTCAGCCTCATCCATATTAGATGCATCGGGGTCTGGATAAAAGTTCCATATAGATACAGAAGAAGTTTGTGGTACTGTCTTGTAAGTTGGTGAATACTCCCCACCTTCAGCCCAGTTAGGATATTCTTTATCTACTGCAAATGGACCTTTCATTACACCTGTACCAAATAAGGCACATTCAAAAGCTGCTACACGTAATTGTTTATTAGCACCAGACTCTTCTAGTTGATCTTGAATTTGTTTTTCCATCTTTTTTGCAGCAACCATTGCAGGATGAAAAGTAATTTCAGTGGGGGTATTACCATTACCTTCTTTAAGAAGGTCCATTACAGGTTCAAATTTATCTTGCATACCCGCTAGACGTTCTCGAAGATCCGTCATAGTTTCTCCAGGCAAGAGTTGCATGTCCTCTTGACTAGGGCCACTTTTAGCTTTTTGCATATCTGGGTTAGATTCAAAATATACAGATTCAGCTACACCTTCAGGAAGAGTAGTGGGTTCAATGCTAATAGGAAATTTATTATTTCCGAATAATACTTCTACGATTTGACCATATGCAGCAAGTACTTTTGTTTTAGTTACTTTAACAAATACTTTAGATTTTTCTGTAGAGGTAAATTGTACATCAGGTCCATAAATACCACGATAATTACGGTAAGCTTGAATCCAACGTTGTTCTTCAGTTTCACGGGCAGTAGAAGCTTTACTGTATTTTTTTTGAACTAAACCTACAATAGTACCTGAGGCTGGATCAGAGTAATCTTCCGCCTTAATATCATCTAATGCATTAGAATCTATTGACTCCATCGTATCTTCAAAAAATTCATCTTCTTCCATATCTTATCCTTAATAGCCAAAGGTTGCGTCTGAAACTTGAAATCCTGTACTATGATTATTAGGATCAAAATCAAATAGACTGCTTCGTGGTCTAGTCATTATACCGTACCTTAAAGCATCATACAAGTGATCTTCTGCGTGTGTATCTACATCTTCAGGGTTGTTTTTATCTAAAGGTATAGCTGGTATCTGAGAAATAGTATTAGTGCAGTTATTAAAAAAAACCATTCTTGGTTCTTCTGTAAACTCATCTATTTGTAATCGCCTATGTATTTCATTTTTACCAGCTACACGAGAACCCCTAGATCTATCTGAAGGTCTCCAACGGCAACCTTTCATAATCATTTGTTCAGCAAGGCTAGGGCCAGTATCACCACGATTATGCCAAAGAGAAGAGTCAAGAACTCCATATCGTATTTTTTCACCGTCTTCAGCTTCTAGTATCATATCCGCTAGATCAGTAGCGGTAACTTTAGAAACATACATTTCTCTGTAGATAATTAATTGTTCAGACGGACTTACAGTAAACCAAAGAACTCCTGTAGCAGACCCATAGCCATAGTCACAAGCTCTAAACTTTACCCAGCTGTTAGGTATATCAAAAGGTTCTACTACATGTTCTTTACGATTAAACTCTGGAAAGGCTGCACCTTCATTGATATCCCAGTCACCTTCTAGTAGCTGCCTTCGCTGATGCTCAGGTAACGACAGAAGATTAGCCTCATACATGCCATCTTCTGCTAGGTAAGGATTATCGAATAAGGTAGCAGGTATAAACCTACGTTTAAATAGTGGCTCACCTTCTCGACTATGACCTTTTGGCCAGCATATAACTTCACCACTATCTGTATCCGTTGCCCAAAATGTTTTGTTAGGAGTGTTAGGGTCAATAAAAGTTTTTTTAACCCACTGATGACCTGGACCTCCAGGGTTGCTAGTAGCTCTCATGTAAAGTGGTAAGCCACTAGCTTTAGTTGTTCTAAGCCGTGACCTCATATAATTCCAAGGATATGGGGTAGGCCACTGTGTAAGTTCGTCAAAGCCAATCCAGTTAAAGGCCTGACCTTGGTATCTCATAACATCATCGTCACGGTCTAGGTAAGACATCCAGAGAGTTGCACCACTAGGGGCTACCCAAGTCTTATCTCGTTCCATAAACTTAATTCCAGGAATAGCTTTAGGGTAAAGCTGTTTAGATACTGAAATAAGTTCTCTAAGTTCTTCTGTACTTCTACGTACTAAAAGCATCCTAGCATTAGGATTACCTAGATAACGAACAGGATCAGCAACCATAGCATAAGACTTGCCTCCACCAGCTGATCCTCCATATAACACTTCTTGCTCTGTAGAAGCAAGAAAGTCTGTCTGTGGCCCCTCATTGGGTTCAAAGATAACTTCACGAGCTATCTCTTCATAGTCTAGAGCTTCAGGCTTCGGCTGGGCTGGACTCTTCTCTACCACCACGGATTTGGGCTTCGATTTTTTCCGCTTTGTCGAGCGCCTCTTTGTATCGCTCGGCAAGGTAGCGTTGGTTTGCAGCTTCTCTCTTACGCTTCTGCTCAAGTCTAACTCTCTTGTATAGTCCTACATGTGATATATGTCGACCTGATTGATCACTTAACCAGTTGGCTACATCACGATAACTGTACTGCTTTAGGTGTTTCTTTGCTTGTTCGTACAGTTCTAATTCTTCTGGAATAGGTATAAGAATATCTTTGTCATCTGGATCTTGTAAGTACCCAAATGGTACTTGTCTACCTACTCTTACTACTGGATGCCAAACATAGCCACTTTCGGTTTTGTCAGGCTTTGGAAGTTTCCAAGTTTTATCAAGCTTCATTTTCTTTAGGTGGTAAAATAAATAATGGGTTTTCTGATTTGACTTCTACCTTGTCGGTCTTTACAAAACCAGCACGGTCTAAGAAATCTTTAGCAGCAGCCATCTTCTCTTTATTCCCTAAGTCTGTTGGGTTAGTCATAACATTCATCAAGGACCAAACAGCACGAGGGCCATTGGTAGCAATAAAGTCACGGGTACGATTAGCTATTTCATCTTTTAAAGGAGCCATAACTCTCGTTGATGACTCCCCTTGGGCATAACCTGCAATCTTAAGTGCTCGTACTGGATCACCTTCGGCTTCACCAAATAACGCATCAAGAAACTTTTGTTGCTTTTCCGTCATGTAATTTTCCTATGCGGTTTTACTTTGGCTCTAACTTTTTTAGGTTGAGCCACAAACTGCTTACCCGCCTTAGTGCCTTTTCGTTTTGCTCGTGTTGTAGCGGCATACTCAGAAGAACTAAGAGACTTAATAGCCTTCTCAGGTAGATACCTTTCGCCTGTAGCCTTTGGACCTTGCGTTGATGGTTTACCACTCTTGGTTCTCCATTTCTGCTTAGTCCAAGACTTCAGACTTTTTTGTGACTTAGAAAGGGCCATTACTTATAACCCCCGCCCTTTGCTTTGTATTGTTTTGCAACCATTTGGGCCTTCCTAGCTGACCACTGTCCAGGCTTTCCACCCTTGCTGCCAGCTTTAACGGATGCAACAAGGCGCTTACGCATACTAGGCTTAGTATAATTACCCGCTGCATTTACCGTAGACTTTTTGGTAGACTTCACCACGACTTATCCCCATGTCACGCAGATCTTTATCAGACAAATTCATAAGTACCCAATAATCTGCTCTTCGTTGTTGGTTCTCTTGGAATCGTTTTAATAAACGTTTAAACATTGCACTACTCCTTTTATCTTGTGCAGGAGTAGTTTTACATATTTAGTTATATCATACTATAGATAATATTGCAACCCCGTTATGCGCTATATGCGATTCGGGTTATAATGTTCTTCACCTGAAGCTATAATCTCAAGAGCACCACCACCACCAAAAGCTACAACTTTATCTCCAGCATGAAGATATATTCTGTCTGATGTAACTAAGTTATATACATCATTACCTGCTATAGACTTATTATCAAGAAGGTGATGGTAAGTAGTATCTACTGCAGTATATACTTGTACAGTTACATTAATAGTAGAACTACCCCCATTACTTACATGCATAAAAGTAACTACACAATCGTGATTAGGTGGCACAGTGTATATAACATCTGCACTAGCACCACCAGAACTAGCAGTAATTGTAGAACTTTTAAAAAAAGTATTATAAGGAAGTGCTACCATTTACTTAAAAACTTTTACCATCTTTAAACTTAGCATCTCTTAATTTACTAGCCATTGCTGCAACCCTAGTAGCTGGTAAACCTAAAGCCCTTCTTTCTGATTTAGTCATACTTTCCCATTTACTACGAGGTATTTTTTTCATAATTTCTGCACCCCTTAACCTAGAAGGAGACTTAGGATCAGTTTGTCTTTGTAGAGTTTCTTTTTCTCCATCACCACGACCACCCCCAGTTGATTTAGGGGGAAGAGTTTCAGTTTTAACAGGATCTCTTTTCCTAAGTGTGGGAGCACCTTTAGGTTGCTTAGGGCGTGTTGCTCTTGGATCTTTAGGTTTAGCTTTAGGTCTAATTGGTTTCTTTAGATCTTCTGCATATACAGCAGCCATTACTTTACCATCCTTATTAGTGTAGTAAAGTGACCCAGCCTTCTTAGCAGCAGCAATACTTTTGTATTTACCAGCATTCTTTTTAGCTTGGGCAGCAGTCATACCTTTTTCTTTTAGTTTATTGTTTAAGTATGTTCGTAGTGATACAGCCATATTACTTCTCCTACTTGTAAGTATTTTTAGGGTTAGCAATACCAGTATTCATAGTACCAGTAGACTTAACCATACCACCTTGGTTGTACATAGCTACCTTACCACCTTTGGCGTAAGCTTTCTTTTTCATCATAGCCCCACCTTTAGCATAACCTTTTTTCTTCATCATGCCACCTTTATTCATTTTACCTTTACCATCAGCAGCATAAAAAGGAACAGTATCACCTGCTTTATTTTTAACCATTTTAAGACCGCCTTGGGCATATCCTTTTTTCTTCATCATAGCTCCACCTTTAGCCATTCCTTTTTTCTTCTTGTTACCATGCATTGCCATATTATTGATCCTCATCATTATATAAATTGTTGAACACTCGTTGCGTATCCCATACGTAGTCTACGTTTTCTTTCGAGTTGTATGTATGTTGATTAGGTTTAAAGTCAGGAGCACCTTCTCCTACCTCAAACCATGCTGGATGAGTTACTCTCACTCTGTTATTGGGCAACGCT